CACCACCCACGAGTTCTATTTCATCCTTTAGCGGACTACTCAGTCGTTACTGAGGTCGGGATGGGCACAAACCCTGTCACGGCTGCAGTAACAACGGAGCCGTCCGCTGTCTGCGTTCTTAGGTTTTCCGGTGATTCTACGCAGACACCGTTGTTGTGTATATGTTCCTGTGGCTCTTATCAGAGTCTCTGGGTAGCCCATATCGCCCCGTAAGAGGCGTTTCCCTGGGTGAAAGCATGGGTTGTCCGTGTGGAGGAGGGTTCCGATGATCCCACACTGTCTAACTTTTAAATACACAACATAAAATCCCAAACATAAACAAGCCAATTGTTCCCATGGAGTCAGAAGCCGCTCCCATTCACTTCCTATCTGGCCTGCTCGCCCGTCCCAGAACTGGTAGGCCTGCCGACCACACCACTTTTCGTAAGTACCGATCTGCCGTCCAGACCGGAGCCACAATTGGCGCTCTACGTGACACCCGGTACGGCACTATAACCTACGAGATCGGCTCCCGTTACCATGGTGTCGAGCGCGCTCTCGCGCCACCTGCGGAGGATTACGTTTCGTTCGATGGTAGCTACCACACCAGCCACCACGTTTGTGATGATTTCGTTGGCTTCGCTCGTAAGTACTCAAACTTCTCTGCCGACTTTTCCCGTTCCTCCCTAGGTGGGTTGGTCGAGCGTCTTGGCCGAGGTCTCGCTGCGTGGACGTTCTTTAACGACGTCGATTCGGACGCGCTTACTGCCGGACGTCCGATCCGCATTACCGCCCTAGGTGCACAACTTACGCCTATCAATTCCCTTACCACCTCTATTTTCGTTCCCCGCCTCGTCGACAGTACGCTACACCCCGACGTCTTCTCTGTCATTATCGCCGCGGCCGCCTCCCTCGATGTCGACGTGGTTACGGATATGCTCGAAGTCGATATTAACGATAACAGAGCCGTAGTGCCTACCGTTGACGCTGCTGGGTTCCCTCGGGCCGTCGTTGATGCCCTTCGACTCTTGGGGGCTAACATGGCAGCGCACGATCAGGGGCCCCTATTCTCCCTCTGCCTGACTAGGGGCCTGCACGGCGTTGCGACTGTCGTAGGGCACACCGATGAGGGGGGCGTAACACGCTCTATCCTGCGCCGCGGTGTAGTCGGTAGTCCGTTCGGTGGTATACACTGCGGGCTCGAAACGTACAGTGGCCTCCCTGCTTTATCTTCCAACAGCACTGTCGAAGTGGCTGCTTTCATCGATGCCATACTCTTGAGCACCAGCGCCCTCGTCGCTCACTGTGACCCCGGTCTACTCGTCGACGGGGTTTGGTTTCCCACGGTCTATCAGGGGTCTGGCGGTACGGACCCCGAACTCCGTCCCGGCGAGCACCAGACAGCCGACCCCGCTGCCGGCGTTCGTAACTATCGCAATATCCAGGCAGACTATCAGAAATTCTCGCGCCTCTACCTCCCTGGGTTAGCAAAGATCTTTGCACTACCTGGTGACACGGCTGTCCCCGAACGTGTCATGTGCGGTTCTGCGCGTGATCTACCACAGACCGACCGTCACCTCGTCTATCCATCGATCAGTCCGTACTTCTGGATCGAGCCTACCTCACTCATACCCGCCTCTTTCCTCTCATCCCCGGCTGAAACCGAAGGCTTTGCATCCAAAGGTGGTGGTTCGTCCGAGAGTACTGTCCCCGCCTGGGACCAGATAGTGCAGACAGCTGGTACGGATGTTTCTTTCTCTAGCTACGTTGTTTCCATGCGGTCCGCGCGGTCAAGTAACTTCCTGTGTCACTGGAATGGCCACCCGCTGAATGGGCTCGGGTGCGTTACAGTACGCCAACTCGACCCGTCTGCCATCATCCAACCAGGGCCGGACGCCATCAACCCACAGATCCGTGACCGTGTTGAAGCCGAGTCCCCCCTCTCTTCATACCTCTGGACGCGTGGTCAGTCCTTCTTATGTGTTCCCGGTGAGTTCATAAACCTGCAGACGACTATGGGGATCCACGTGCGTCATGTAACGTTCGACGACACGGGCCTCCCAACCGAGGAACACGTCCCACACGTACGTGAGTTCGCTAGTGCGTCCATCCACTTCTCGATCGGTAAACCCTTGGGCATCGCCGCGGGCGCCTCCAACGGTGAAGCTAGCGATGCTCGTCGTGCTAGGACGAAGGCCACGCGCGCACTCGCGGCCGCAAGAGCCCGCACCAGACTCTATGGATCTGCCGCTCAACCGGAGATGTTAGTGCAGACCACCGCCCCTTCACTCCCAAGCCGTGGTCCGCCCCCCGCCCCTACTCTGCCACAAGGCCCAACAGATTCAGGAGGCTCTGGCGCTGATTCCACCAACTACCAAGGGGTCGGCGGTGCTGAAGAATCTGGTCCTGTAGGTGCAGTTATTTACCCGGTAGGTGCCAACAACGCCTACAACGCTCCGCGCCCACAGGCAGTGGCTCGCGCAGGCGGCGGCGGTGGCGGTGCGCCGCCCGGCGCCTACATGCCTCCACCCCCCGCGGGCCCGCCCTCTGACGCTGGGTCCCACCATGATGGGATGGCTCCTCAGCCCCCAGCCGTCGCTACTGGTGCAGACGTTAACGCGCCAGCCACTGAATGATGAGCCCCCGTGCGGTCTATGCTCGTGCGGACGAGTATGGACCACTGAGCACACAATTCCGCGACACCCTTGACCGGTTTCAGTCTATGTGGACGAGCTGGCTCCCACTGTCTTTCCTTAATAAACTCACACGTCTCAACCAGACAACCACTGATCCTTATGTAACTGAATTCGACCGCTGCGTTTTTTCCTTATGCGTGCTTGATTATCCTCTACAACTTTCCATTACCACCGCAACTGTCCTCGAACTTGCCGCTTCCGCTTACGTCCCTAATTCACCATACCCCCGTTCTTTCTTTAATGTCAAACCCCTTCCCCTCGAAGTGGATACCCTCGAGCGCATATCCAATGCGTCTTCCGATGGCGCAGCGTTCGTCAAACGACTCAGACGTGTTGGTAGGACCAAAAGTCCCAAATACCAGCAGCTGTCGTCTCTACGCCGCCTTGTTACCCGCGACGTAGCCGTACGAGAAGCACTCTTCCCTCACAAATCACACCCCGGGGCAAAGACTAAAGTCAATGTGTACCTGCAACACATACTTGAATCAGCGCCCGAGGCTGCGAGTGAGCCGGACACAAACATCGTCATCTGGTCCCTCGCCGATGGCGCCACTGAAGACCAGATGTCTGCAGCGTTAATCTACTGTGCCGGCCTCAAGCCCACTTTTGGTACCAACAGCGCCGCCATTGCTGTCGGTGCGGTGTCGTCGCGCGATGCGGCAAAGGGTCTGAGTCTCGCTCTCAAAGCACTAGGAGCCAACACAACCAGAGCCGGTGCCCTGCTCGTTGAGGCCGCAACCTTAGGTGGCCGCGCCGTCGGTGCGCTTGACTTACGCAAGGAAGCCTCATATCGGTGCGATCCTGCTCTCGTGGCTGAACAAGTGCTACCGGCCACTGAATCCCTGCGACTGTCTATAAGACACGTCATATCACAGGAGTTGTTGACGAGGGACGTGGTCTTCCCCACACTTGAGGAATTCTGGGACAGACGGTGGGCGTGGTGCGTCAACGGTTCGCACTCCAAATCCAACGAACGGCAGTACGGACTGCATTCGCCTACTGCTTTCCCCGGCATCGACCAGCATTATCGGCGTATGGCCTCCGAAGCCCTCGAGCACGAAGTAATATCTTCATGGGACGGATCCACTTCTGTATCTTCGAGCGAGAAGTTAGAGCACGGTAAGACTCGTGCCATCTTCGCCTGTGACACGCGTTCGTATTTCGCTTTCGAACACCTGTTCACGCCGATATCTAAAGTGTGGAGGAACGATCGCGTCCTTCTCGACCCCGGTAAAGGTGGGCACAACGGTATCGTCCGACGTGTCCAGTGGATGCAGCGCAAAGGTGGTGTCAACCTTATGCTCGATTTCGACGACTTCAACTCCCACCACTCAACACGGTCAATGCAGATCGTCATCGAGGAGCTATGCCAGCTGACAGGGTACCCCGAAGATCTAGCTTCGACCCTCATCGCCTCCTTCGATAAGATGACTATGACATACCAGGGTACACCCATCGGGCACGTCGAGGGTACCTTAATGAGTGGACACCGTGGGACCTCCATCCTCAATACGATACTCAACGCTGCGTATATCCGCGAGAGTGTCGGCCCGGCCATGTTCGACGCCAACCCCTCCCTGCACGCCGGGGACGACGTCTATGCGAGTTGTTCTACCCTGGCAGAGGCCGCGTCGTACATTGAATTGTGCGCTGACTACGGGTGCCGGATGAATCCCACGAAGCAGAGTCTAGGGACTGTCGGCGCCGAGTTTTTGCGTATAGCCATTGGCAAGCATGCCGCCTTCGGTTACTTCGCGCGCGCTGTCAGTTCTTTCGTGTCTGGCAACTGGTCTAACCTGAACCCCCTCCAACCGGATGAAGCGCTGGTCAACATGATATCCTCGTGCCGCTCTCTCATAAATCGCAGTGGCTGGAAGGGTTTCGGTAATTTCCTTGCACCCGCCGTCAGATACCGGACGGGCGTCAAAACCAAGATACTAGCCCAGCTGTTGGACGGCCGTGCTGTTATTGAGGGTAGCCCTTGTTTCTCGCCCCATGGCCTTATCAACCCCTACACGATAGTTAAAGCCCCCCCTTCCGAGTTGGCCGACTCGCTAAACCCGGCCTGGCCCAAGCACGCGACAACTGCTTACCTTTCCAAGCATGCTTCTCCTCTCGAGCGCCATGCGATCATCCAATCCAGTACAAACGTTCGGGCGGCCATGTTAGTATCTAGTTACTCTAGAGGACTGACAGGTGCCTTTGATACTTCACTGGATTCGGTCGCACTGCGCCGAGGGAAGCCACGCGCACCCCACGGTCTGGCCACTGTCAACGAGATAGTCGCCGCCGAGCAGAAATCTGGCGTGCTTGAAGGTTACCCGTTAATACGACTGATCGTCGCGCACCTCTCTCCGGAGTTGTTGCGTGAACTCGTGGCCATGGCCGGTGGCAACCCTAACCGGCCAGACATCCAAGCTGAGGCGTTCGGCTCCACGACCAAGTCTTCTTATATCAACGGCACTCTGTCTTTTGCCGACGCGGCCTCTCTTACCGGCCGTACCTCCAGAGGCACCATCTATGTGAATTTCCCCGTATTCATGTAAACGTTCTAAAATCGGGGCCCGCTACGCGCGGGACTCTTATGTGGGCCTCCG